GATTCGAACCGGACTGTAAGGTTATGAGCCTTACCTGCTACCAATTACATTACCCCGCAGTCACCCGGTTCGGATTTATACCCCGCAGATCCGGTTAACTGCGGCCCGTCCTTCCATAGTTATGTTATATGCGGCGCTATCGCCTGCGCTATAATAGGATGAATGTTGTTCATGTTAATCCCGTTCGTCTCTGTACCACTCCAATCACAGTCCATCGCACTGCGGTATATCTCCCGCCAATCCACCTGGTCAATGATCTTGTTGATCTCCTTCTCGAACAAGTGCATCAGGATTCCAGTAACCGGTAGCTTGCCGCCCATACCGTGAATCCAAATACTTTTGATCTCGCGTACTGTGTTGGTCGATGGTGTGTAGTACACGCTGATCTCGATCGTCTGACCTTTGTGGGTTATTGAGTGGGTGAGGAGCATGGTGGTTAATTTCAGAGTTTAGACAAAAGAGCATCGGCATAAATAAGAGCGGTGATCGCAAAGTTTTCTACCGTTGGTAGCGTTTTAGGGTCATCAGGATTGTTATAAATAGGATTCGCCATAAGCCCCTGCAGCGCAATTCCTGCAAAGTATTCTCGTTTTGTCAGGCCCGCCATTGGTAGGCTATATTGCTTTGGATCGCTAGGCATTTGTGGTCTATAATCATTATTGCCAATCTGCTGCATCATGACGGGATAAACTGGCTGATCTTTGTTGTCAATTGCGCATGCCATATTATGCTGGTTAAAGGGTTAACGTTTCGGTTTCGCCGCGCAGGTAGGCGATAAGGTTCGCGTTTTGGGCTTCGGGCTGCTGCGTATATACCTCAATCGGTGACCACCGCGTTTCATTATAGGAATGAACTATTTTCATATTTGTGAAACTTCTAGTTGTATAATAAACAGGTGCGCAATTTTGAATTAATTCTATTGCCCTTTCAGAAAAACACGAACCCGTGGTAAGCCCATATATACAAGCGGTCGCAATATTTGGATGAAGTTGTTCTATATCCAACCTCTCCCTTTCCTCCTTCGTCGCGTAAATCCTAAGCGCTTCCGCTTCTTTGCGGACGTCTTCCTTCAGTTGTTCGAATGTGTATGCCATATTACTGGGTTAAAAGATTCATGATCCTCTCACAGGCGCGTATCGCTTCTTCTCTCGTTAGGGTTACGGTTTGGTCTTTCATTTGTAGGGGGTTACAGGTTAGTCACAGGGGTAATAGTTTCAGGCTTTGCCGTTAATTCTTTCAACTTTTCAATCATGCGCGGCTCATCATAATAATAGTTGGTACAAATATTATCAGCCTCGGCACGATGATCAAAAGGGATATAAATAACCTTCTCAATTGTATAGGGAGTCAACCCAACTACTGCCACTACTTTGCCGTCCTTTTCACGGGCCAGATTAATAAGAGCACCTTTGTATTCAAAAGGGAGACCAAATGAAACAGAACAAGCTGCTGTATTGTAGTTGATATTAAAGCTGATTAATTTCATGGCAATGAGTTTAGTGGTTACTGACAGATATAATTGATGAAGTAAATAGCGCCGTAAATGGCCGCGCCAATTAAAACTGTGTAGAACTTTTTCATGATATTTTTTTAAGGGGTTACGATGCCTTGTTTATAATGAACCGCTCTGGTATGCTTTCTAACTTATACAACCAGCCGCCTGTCTCACTGCGTTTGAACTCGATGATCTTACTTTCCCGCGCTTGTCTCAGCTTCTCACGATCCCAGCCGGTTAGATCAGTCACCCAGCTAACGGTCACCCAGGTTTCTTTTTTGCTGGCAACCAGTTGGTTCAACTTCTTATTAAGGCGTTCAAATTCGCGCTTGATCTCCTGATCCATTGGATAATGATTTATAATGTTCAACCAATTTTGCAGCGAATTCGCGGAACAGTGCAATACCTTTTTCATCGTTGGGGTCGATTTGGATATCAGGGTTCACGTCATCGGGTTTGCAATCTACATATACGCCCACCCCATATGCCTCAACAGGCCATGTGATGGCCGCTTCCGTTGACTTTATCAAATCAGTTAATTTCGAGTATTTGTACATGTGATTTTCTTTACTTGTTTCCTGTAATAGATTTCTCCAATTGTCCAGGATATGGCGGCTACTGCTGCGATTTCGATAATGAATTCTAACATGGGTACGATATTTAAAGGGTTACGATTCTTGTTCTTCTGCATTGTCCTTGCCTTCAACTGCCTCTATCAACTCACGGAACGCTTCCTCAACTATCAGGTTGATTATGCGGTCATCGTTATTGGTTATATGAAGTTGCTCTGGCATAAGGAAATGTTAATTGAGTTGTAGCATACTTGCATGGATGTAATAAAATCACATTCTTGTGCGACTATTTTGCTGTTGCGGCCGGTTCGGTCTTTTCTTCTTCCAATATCTGTTCATCAGTCAATCCAGTTTCTTCCCTGATTACCTTAAGAGCTGCAGCCTTTGTCAAGTTGTCATCATTAGTATTGATATACCTATAGATTGTGCTCTCTGCAACATCGCCCAGGGCGGCCATAAGCTCTCTGCGTACAGCAGGCGTGTTAATCAATTCTAGTGCTTGTTTTGTGATTCTCATTTTTAAAACTTATTTTGCTATCAATTGTGATAGCAAACATAGGTTGAATAATTCAACCTTACAACTACTTTTTCAACTTTAGAAAAGATTGAATAATTCAACCTTTTAATTAGATGAAATCTAAAAAGGACGTTCAAGCCTTGATCAAATTGATTAAAGGAAAGACTGGCAAAACCCAGGCCCAAATAAGCAAGGAGGCTGGCTGGGAAGAAAAAACACTTGGGCAATTGGTAAGCAAAGGCGTTGGTATGGATGGGGTATACACTCAATTAACAATAGCCTTCAAAGACAAGTTGAATAATTCAACTCCGTTGAATATTGAAAAGATCAAAGTTGCAAACAAAGAGATAGATATGTCAGCTAGTTTAGAGGCAATAACCAGGGCGCTATGGAATTTAGAAAATGGGCAGGCATATATAAGGGCAGAGATTCGTGGATATGGGCAATATCAAATTTTGAAGGAGTTGAAATGGGATCAGGAAAAGTTTTTAGCAGCAATGGCTGAAGTGGGCAAGCTGATCGGCGCAAACTTAAAGGGAGGTGATTTACAAAACAATCAATAGCGCACTTGTTGCAATGGCAATTCATGGCATAATCATTAGCAGGTTCCGTAATGTATTGGCTCAGATGGAGTATGAGATAAAAAAAAGGCGCGGCCTTCGTCGCAGCGATCTAGGCACTGGCGAGCGCCCTTAAACCTTGACTACAAGCCACGCCGGATCGGCGTCCTGTAGTCTCCTGGTTTAAGATCAATTCGCCAGTTTCGATCGCAAGAGAACTAACAGACCAATATGTTTGACCGGTCATACCGGTGAAGGCTGCAAAATTAAATGATTAGAGTCAATTATCCAGAAGTATATATGATCATATTCAAGGCTTTAAGGTGTTTAGGAAATCTGGTTTCGGACATTAACCAGAGTTAACCATTTGTAGCGATCTTAAGGACGGGATATTGAATTTAATCAATTTGACTTATATCAAAAAATAAATTAAATATTAATTGCCAATAATAAGAATATACCCAATTGGTCTAGGGGTAAGAGATTATTAATCAACTAACGATAACCATTATGAACAGACTTATATTTTTATCCTTTCTAATTATATTGATTTCGATCAAGTGATATTCCACCATAATCACCCCGCCATGAAATATTTTTTTACTAAAATAAAAAAAGCCATTACCTGGTACCTCACCGAGGTGTTCTCCGGATCAAAATGGTATAGAAAGAAGAAAGGTGGTGTGTGGTATTGTATACAAGGGGAAATGGATATTAGCGGGTTTGCCGGTAATTCGTCCTACTGGGTTAATAAACTACCAGAAGATGACGGTTATGTAATTGAAAAAGTTGAGGAATATCCCAAATGATCGGCCATCCCCTACTTAAAAAATGCCTCCCCCTGCATATTCTCCGCGTTTTCCTCAGCGCTGATCTTCTTATATCGAAGTAATGTTGAATGTTTCTTTATGCCCGCCAACTGCATGATAATATTATCAGGTATCTTTAGTCTGATCAACTGGGTAATAAAGAACCGGCGCATGGTATGACAGGAGATCATATCGCATTTGCGAAGATAAAAGTCACGCCGGGCGCCCCCTTTTGTCAGGAAGTATAGAAAGGGTTGTGTCAGGCCAACGATCTCTGCTACCTTCTTTATAAACTTGTTTATTAGGACTTCATGCATGGCCGGGGGCAGTCCCTTCCACTTCTTTAATATCGCCCTTACCCGGCTATTGATCGGTATGGCAACCTTTGTATCTGTTTTTTCATTGGCGATTATTACCGAGTCTGCAGTAAAGTTTATCCCTTCATCAAGTACTTTCACATCCGAAACCCGCAGACCCAGGTAACAACCAAGCACCCACCAATCCCGGGCAATATCCCAGCGGGCATTAGGTATATGTTTATCGGCAATTGCATCCAACTCCTTTTGAGTTGGTGCATAATCGTCTGTTTCTTCCTGGATGACCTTAAAGTCTTCATCCATATAACCGGTGCAGCTGTGGTATTTGTACGATTTACTTTTACCGACCTTCATCAGCCGTACCAGGTTCTTGATATGCTGGGCAATATAGTTCATGCTAAAGTCTTTATCATTGCACCACTTTACAAAGGACCGGTAAAACCTCATGTCGATATTAGCCCAATTGAGGCTGCTATTATATTCCTCGATAGTATTGAGCGATTGGTTGTAGTTCTTGATCGTGCCGGCGCTATACCGCTTGCCCCGGGGCGTGAGCAGTTTACCTGATTCCATATCCGCGATAATGTCCCGGCACTTCGGATAGAACCCGGCGCCTTTTTTCAGTTTAGTCCGGCCGGTGATCTCGGCCAGCTTTGCCGCCATTTCATCACAGGTGAGCTGGTTGCCGGTGTACCTGGCGTCCCGGGCCCGGGCATCGATGAAATCGAAGATCCTTTTGAGTACGGCGTTGATGCTCTTGTTTTCTTCAGCGGTCACCTTGTCCAGGTTTGCTGTGGTTGCCCTTTCGTTTTCCTTGTCCCACATGGCGGTTAATATCGAAAGTCCCAACGATTCCCGGAAGGGACCGTCTGATAACACCTTCTTTAATATAATAGCCGTAGGTTTGTCACTCTTAGGAGTGTGCAGGATGAACATGGGCTAATCGTTGTGGGACAAATATGGGACTTTTCAGGGACATCGGTAGCCATTTCTTACCATTCTACACCATTCTACACAATAGTCTGTAATCCTTATCCAGCCTGATTTTGAGTATAATTAACTGATTTGCAACTATATTTCAAAACAGCCCTTTCGAATCTTGTTCTGGGCACAACTACATTTTTAAGCGTTGATTATCAATACGATGGTTAGCGCTTTTTTATTTCGGGACTTCCGGGGGACAATCCGGCCCCTTATAATAAATAATTTTAGACCTTCACTATATGCAAGGCCGACGTACAACATACCAGGAATCCCAGCTCATCCGGGAGATAGCCTATATCATGAGCGTTCACACCGGTCCATTCACGCGCAAGTTCCTGGTCACCGAGCTTGAAAAGATTCATCCCGATAAGGATTTACGGTCGTTAATGATCGAGGTCAGTTCGGCCATTCAACTTGACAAATTATGTCAAAAAAGATTCAAAGTGGTAAAGCCGGGATGGTGGGAGTTGAGTTGATCGGGTTGATCGGGGTCAAGTAATGATACTTCCTTTTGTATCATACTTTAAATAGTATTAGCTTGCCTCATGGCAAAGAAAGTAAATACACTTGAACTGTTCCGAAAGAAATTAGGCCAATCAATTAAGCTACAGCGACAGGTAAAAGGGCTCAGCACGTACGCAATGGCTGAGTTAATCGGCAAACCTCAGCCCCGCATTTTTGATATCGAGAATGGGAAGGTTAAGGACATTGATACTTATATGAAATGCCTGGAAGTATTGGGCGGCGAGGTCATTATTAAATGGGATTTGACGTAAATCAATAACTTTTCAATATCAATACAATTAATTGTATCATACGAATTATTGTATTATCTTCGTCATATCAATTCAAACAAAAACTTGCTAGTTATGAAACTCTCTCCTGAAATTCAAAACCTGAAACAGTTAGTTGAAAAAACAACCGGCTCCGAAAATATTCTTGGTACAATCCTGGAACATCCAACAATTGGCCGGGCTGTACTCGTTGAGATTGATCGTAGAAATAACCTTTGCACATTATGGTACGAAAAGCAGGACGAGGGACATAATGGCTTTCGCAATATTCTTTATGGTCTTGAAGAACATAAGATAATTTCTGAACCGTCAATCGAGAAACAACGCGCGGCAATGAATGCGCTATTATCATAGTCCGCTGTTTCCACAAGTTCAGCGGCGCGGGAACTGCGTAGTGCCTCCCACTCCGGGATATTGTTCACTCTACCAAAAGCAAATATTGCGAAATATACGTTTCTGCAATAGATGGCAAGCACTGCCGGATCAGAACCTTTTCCGATATTGATCATTTTATTTTCAAAACAATTTGTTCCAATTAATAACCACCGCCCGGACGGGAGCCGGGGAAAGATGGAGATGAAACTTAAATATTACAGCAGAAAAGTAGCTGACCCAATTGAATTTCCGCAAGAGGTAGTAAGAATAATACTACCAAATGAGGATGAATATACTTTAAAATACGACCATGTTAGAAAAGGTCTTGTAATAAGTAAAGTATATAGTGAAGATGGCAATACGGCTATGGCTATTTTGCCCGGTGTTTCTAATCAGGTAACGATCAAATAAAACCGGCCGCCGCGACGGTAACGGCGAAAGAGGATGAGCGCAGTTTTTATTAAATACTCAACCGAGCATTTACAACAATTGCAGGATGCGATAACTGCGGTAGTTAAAGAAAAGAAGATTATTCATTTCGCTTCTTTCAACACATTGTTGGCTGAAATTAAAAACGCAGAGGTTGCTTCTAACGATATAATAGAACACAATATTGAGTGGGCAAGGAAAAATGTTAATTATACTGCTGAATACGGAGATGAAGAAGAAAATTATCACCAGGATGCTACCTATCAATTTAATGAAGGTCAATTAAAAGATTTCATTAATCGAATTATTCAGACTACTAAAACCCACGCCGAAGGGTAACGGCGGATGAAACTAATGGCACACTCATGTATATATTGCGGATCAGAATGCTATTGTAGCGGCGACATTGACGATGTAATTGTTTCCAAGACACCGAATAAATGTGAAGGTTGCGGCTGCAAACAATTCGCGGAAGATCAGGGATGGGATGAGGACGACTGGGATGATGAGGACGATTATGATGTGCCTTCTTCAAAATATACGGACGATGGCGGTATCATCGATAGTGATGATCCTGACATTATTCATTACCCAGCTACAAAACAATAAAGCCCCCACTTTCGCAGGGGCTCCCCCGTACCCCTGGTGGGTTTAAAAAAAGAAATTAATTCAGTTCCGGGCTTTTATTTTCTTCATTGTCAATTTCGCTTTCCGGCACTCCTGAGCCGTGGGGCAATACAAGGAAAACACTCTCGCCACCGCCCGTACCATCTTCGTCCGGCCCTAATTCGGATATGCCGGTATCACATGAACACGCTTCAGCGAATGCGAACATTCCGGGTTTTAAATGGTTCTCAATCATGACCATCACTTTTAATTCCTTACGTTTATTAGCTGGAATTTTCATTCCGATTTCTATCAATTCTTCAAGTGTCATAAGCAATAATTATTCGCTAAGTTACTGAACAATTACTTTCATTTCATCCGCCCCTGTATTCCCCTTATCATCGGTCACAGTCAACCGGAAAACATTCTCCCCCGGCTTTAACCCACTCACCTTTGTTGTAGATGCTGCAGGTGTTTCAATCACCGCTGGTGTGCCTGCCGTCTGCTCCCACTTGTAAGTAAGCACCCCGCCTTCCGGATCTACCCCGGTGCCGTATAGCATCGTGATAACCGCTATAACCTGATCGGCCCCAGCGTTAGCCGTGGGGGGCTTGTTATCGGGAGGCGGTGGCGGCGGCGTAACTGCGTCAGGGTACAGCTGGCTCATGGGGATGAACTCCCGTTTCAGTGATGTGCTCGCCCATTCCAGGGTGCAGCCGGAACGGTCGTCGGAGTTGAAGAACTCTAATTTAAGGTCGTTGAGTTGCCCGGCAATTAGGGCAATCGTACTGCTCTTGATCTCACCAGGATACCGCTCGGCCCACTTGTCAATAATAAGTTTCCCGCCTATCCACAGTCGTACTCCACCCCCGGCATTGCAGTAGAACGTATACGCCTCGGAGTATTGCGGCTGTATCTTCCCGGTCCATCGGGCGGCAAAGGTCGTCGGCACCGCGTAATGCGGCGACGGGTGGGTCAGGTCGAACAGGTTAATGTTGGGTTCGATCCTGGATAATAACAATGTCTTGAAGTCGGGCGTGAAGTACTCAGCTTTCAGGCCCGTGCCGGTGCCCCACTGCGACGGCGCGAACTTGGCGATGCTCGTAATTCCTGACTTCGTTATCTTCCACGCCTTATCACCTTGTTGAACGCGGATTGTTTCGCCAGACAATGCCGCGCTGCTTACCTGGTACTTATCCAGCGTTAATCCGCAATCAATCACATCCGCATACTTCCATCCGGCGCCGGGGTTCTGATCGATGATGGCCTTCTTATTGAAGTTTGAGAACTTACAATGCAGGAATAATATGGGCGCCACGCCGGCCGGTGGGTTGTCCGGCAACAGCGGACCTTCGTTCATGACAACGCAGTAATCGCCGCCACCGGCATCGATCTCCATATCTTCGAACCTTACCCGGTTGGTGGTGGCACTGGCGGCACGAATTTCAATGTAACCGCCAACTATTTTACCCCCTACGTACCTGTAATGGTTGCCGTACGCTCCGTGCTGTATTGCAATCGGGCAATTGATGATAGTAGTATTTCGGACTATGTGATGATGAAGATTATTCTGCCAAGTTCCGAGGCCCATCGGGCAATTGATAATTACGTTGTCCTCGAATGTCCAGGGGCTTTCCGGTTGTGCGGTTACATCTGCAACCCGGATTTCAGGCCAGAGGAAACCGGCGCTTTCCAGCCCTTCCCCACTTGTATTTACCACCACATTCCCCCTACAGATATTCCCATCCCCGAATCCCAGTACGAACCCACCGGCGCCGAACGTTGGCGCGTCGTCACTGTCCTGATCGGCCGCACGGGGCACGTAACTGACATTGGCCACCAGGTTATTCTCCCACACCAGGTCATTGGTCTTATGGCCGAGGTCATACCAGAAAGGGGTCTCTGTTACATTAAAGGCGATGTTACCGCGCATGGTGATGCCGTGGGAGCCGTGCGGAACGAAGCAGTGATTCCCGCAATCCCGGGCTATACAGCCTTCAATTACACTTCCCCGGCTGCCGTTATCGCTGTGATGAAAGTGGACAGCATACCTGCCGGTGACCAACTCTTTCACGCCATCACCGGTGCGATCGCGGCGGGGGCCCATAAAGCGGAATTGGACGTACCGGATCGTCTGAGGTTTGGAGGACTTGATAAAGGTGTGCGACTGGCCGGTGCCGGTGCCTTCGATCAATACATTGCGCGTGAAACCGGTTACACCTTTCAATAGTTCATTATAATTTGTTGCTGGATCCCAGCCTAAATCTTTCCATGTCCAATCTTTTGTACCCTGCAAGTCAAGCTGACCGGCCCCGATTACCCACAACCCAACATCATTGTCTAATACCTGGTCCCCGCCGCCAACGAATTTATTTTCGTCAATGCCGGTAAACAGGATACGGTGAATTACCGTAGCGTCATTCGGCTTCATCACAAGCTTTCCGGTAAGGATCACATTCTTTGTGGTGGCGATCGTCACGGACTTTGTTGGGTCGAGAGTTAGCGTACCTTCGATTTCCAGCACTTCGGCAAGTGGAAGGTCGGCTGATATTAGGCGGGATTCGCCGGCGGGGATTTTCATAAGTTTACATATTTTGTTCCTGGAAAAAAATCTTTAGCAAGGTATTTAGCTAGTAACTCCTTAGTGGTATAGCCGAAAGTTTTCTGAATGTGCGGCATGTCTACCAGGTGTTCGTCTTTGTCGCCCTGAGCCTTTGTAATACCGTCATTGTCCCAGTCGGCTCCCCATATATAACCGGCAGGTTTGAATACCGATACAATTTCCAGCCAATCTTTTTTACCATCGCCATCCCGGTCCCGGTCTGTATCCCAACTCAGTTCATCGTACGTACCGTTGCCATCTTTATCAACCAAAATCGCAAAGTCAATCGCCAGACCGTATTGATGATAACTGAATCCGGCTTTCGCATTGGTTACTATTTTGCCGGGCTTGGTCCGGCCCTGTGCATAATACGCCTCTTGCTGATCGAATGTACGCAGCCCCTCTACTATACGGACGGCAAGATTAACCGGCAATTGCTTTTCCGCCCGGTCAATCAGGTTAATAACTTCTTCGCGGATAGCAGGGTGTAGGAGCTTCGCGCGGGGTATGCTTATTTTATCTCTCATAATTTTTCCAATTGAATTTTCATTTCATGCGGCGCTACCTGGTTGCCACCGAAGTAAATTCCCAGCCGGTAGCCCAACTTCTTATTATGATTGTAGGACACCTCAGTAGATCCGACGCTCTTTAAGTACCATTCGCTTTCACCCACCGAGCAATCGAACAGGTAAACGGTGGAGATTTTCTTCAGGCTTATATGATACTCCTTTCCGATCTCGCAGAAGGCAATATGCTGAATCACTCGCCGGCCATTAACGTAACAGTATGCCGATAGTTCTATCTCTTTGCGGTCCGTCCAGTATCGCCACCCGAACCGGGCGGATTCATGGTGATGTTCCGGCAGGTAGCCGATACCGCATAGTTTGTTGGTGTCGAACTGATCATCATTGCCGAGATCATACCGGCACGATTCATCGAACTTCACTTTCCAGGCGAAAGAAGTTTTTTGCCAGAATATGCCGAAGCGTAGCGGGCGGGCGCGGTGATGACCTGATGGGATGCGGAAGATCATCTCACATCCTCCATTTGCGGAGAGCCTGGTGCAACCTTTTCATTGCTGCCGACTACCCAGCCTCCTGCCCATCCAAGTATTGCTACTGTAATTCCAATAACAATGGCCCTGCTTAAATTATCATATGCGGTATCATCTGCGACATTGTATGCCCATATGGATGAGGCGACGAAACAAATGCCGAGAATAACCACACCAATAACGTAGGCACTATGTTTGAAGTTACCGGCAACCTGATGAGAGAAAGTGCCGAACAGTATGTAGGCGATAATTACAATTGCAAGGCAAATGAAAATTGTTTTCAGTGCTAAGGGTTTGTCTGATTTTGAGTTTGAGTTTGACATATAATATTTTTTTATTGTAACTTAGTTTGGTTAAACAATGAGCCGTTTAACACCTGTCGCCCGGTCGCCTTTGGTGGTCGGGCTTTTTTATTTACTCCATTGAATTGTATCTACTTTTAAGAATAAAGTGCGCCCACTGGATCTCGTTGAATTAACTGTATCGGAAAGGAAAAGGGGGCTGAAAAAATCGGGACTGGTAAGCACACCGGTAATTTTTGTTGCTTCCCCATAGTCAACTACCTGCCTTGTCGTATGAAAACATTTCACACATACCAATTCAGGGCCTTCATGCTTTCCGGATGGCGGCGCAAAGTAAACACCAGAAATAAAATTTGATCCCTTTTCAACTTTAATAACCGGTTGCTCTACTTGTACATAAACATGGTCGCATTTCTTTGAATCGAATGCCATTACCAAGGCTGTCAGGCCAATAATGAGTGATAGAATGAATATTCGCATATAAAATATTTTGTTTAGATTTGAATAAAGCGTTCAGAATAACATTTATGCCGCCATCCCATCGCGCCAACGATGGGCTTTTTTATTTCAACACCACCGCTCCACCGCCGATCAGCGCGAGCAAAGCCGCGATCTTTGTTTTTAATCGTTCGCGTTTGACAGTTTTCTTCACACTGCTATAATCTTTGTACAGGTTGTCGTATAACTTATACAGTTGTTCAT